TTTAGATAAAATTATTTTTATATGTTTCGGTGTAATATTATTTTCAAAAAATTCATAAGTTAAATTATCAACATCTAAAATATAATAACCTTTTCTTTGAAGTGTATCACCAAAATCCATTTCAAACGGATTACCAACATAAACTATTGTACTATTATCTTCTTTAAAATGCTTTTCATCTCTTGTATGAAAATGCCCAGTAAAAATTAACTTAGATTTTTTAACTAATACCTCCGGGTCATCTCCATGATCACATATTTTATGAGCATTCATTTTAAAATTTTCTAATTCAAAATGACCAAAAACAACATCACTTTCAGGAATATCTTTTATTTTTCCTCCCCATGGTACAAAAGTAATTGTTTTACCTTTATAATCAACAGTAGTTAACTTATCATATACGTTTAAATTCTTTCTACCTTTTAAAATACTTAAACTATTAATTTCACTCGTTTCTTTATACCAAGCATCATGATTACCAGTTATCATAGTAATCTTAAAATCTTTAAATTTATCTAAAAAGTCTTTAGCATAATTTAAAGTTTTAACACTAATCTCATCCCTATAATGAAAGAAATCACCACAAAAAATAATATCGGTAATATTCTTTTCTTTAAGTTCTTGAATATACCAATCAGCCCATTTACTCGATATACCCAACCAAAAATCATTATTTTGATGTACACCTAAATGTATATCTGAAAATATTGCAACTTTATTCATCATCATCTGAGCCATCGCTCATAGGCTTAACATATACCATACCATCACTTGAACCTAACATTTCTTCTTCGTATACCTTTTCTTTATATTCATTAAGCGTTTCAGTATGTTTCTTTTCCTTTTTAATTCTATTAATGAAAGCATGAAAAGCAATAGTTGTAAAATAACTAAACGGATTATGATCAGAATCTATATTAAACTTCTTATTAGTAACAGCGGTATACATTTTTACTAAAGCATCACCAACCATTTCATCTCTATATGTATAATTAATAAAATTAGATGAATAACTTAAACCGTGAGCAATTTTATGAATCATATCACCCAATTGTCTCGTGCAGTTTTCCGTTTTATAATATAATTCTAACTCTGCTCTTAATTCCCTTGGATCGACATAAAATTCAGTTTTTTTCGGTTTAGGTCCTCTACGCTTACCAGTAGATTTTTTAGTATTAGCCATACACTAATTATATTATAAACTATCTATTTTTCAACTATCTCAGCAATAGTATAATTAATTTTTTCACTATTATAAATTTCTTTTCTTTTATCAGAATGTCTCATACCATATTTTAATTTATCAACAAGATCTATAATAATAAGTTTATTTTTACTTTTATGGAGTCTTAAACCTCTACCAATTGATTGAATAGTTCTAATAAAACTTTTACCACCAGAAGCAAACATAATCATATGTATATTCTTAATATTAATACCGGTACTAAAAATTGAACTCATTGCAATGCAAATAACATCGTTATTAGTTTCCATTATATTTTTAATCTTATCTCTCTCTTCAACATCGACCTCACCTTTTACAAAAAAGACTTTTTTATCATATATTTTAGATAAGTTTGCTTGTAAAGCATCACCGTGAGCTAAATGGTTAACAAGTATTAAAGAATTGTTATTAAACTTTTTACATATATTTTGTATAACATTATTTCTAAATTCATTATTATAGATAAAATCTAATTCAGTTTTAAAATTATTATTACCGGAAACATATAAAGGTTTATCTTTATAACCTAACTGAATAATTTTTACATCTACATTAGTTAGGTAGCTTTCCAATCTAAGTTCATAACTGTCTTTATCGTAAATAACTTTACCCAATTTACCTAAAATATTCCATTCCTCCGGTTTTTCATCTGGTAATGTACCTGTTAAACCAAATTTATTGTAAGTATTAATCTGAGTAACCATTTTACTCACTTTATTTGATTTTTTTATAGTATGACATTCATCTACCACTAAAACATCAACGTATTTTATCCAATCATTTTCATCAAATTTACTTTGCAATATACCTCTATTTGCTATAATACAATTAGCAGTCAAATCTGGTTTTATTTTACCTGTCCACCTTGTAAATTTAAACAATACATTATAATCTTCAAAATCTTTATATGTTTGATTAACAAGACCTAAGTCAGGTACTAATATTAGAATTTTTATCTTTGGATTATTAGAATATAAACTCATCAATAGTGATGCAATGGTTAAAGTCTTACCACCACCGGTACCTAGTTTAATTATACCCCTTCCAAACTTTAATGCTTCTTTAACTGACTTTAATTGATAATCTCTTAGTTCATATTTTAAGTTATCATAAGCTCTTACATCTTTATATGTAGGTTTTACGATAGGTAATATATCTTGATCTATATCAACAACCTCATTAGGGTATTCACGTTTGACATAACTTAAAATATCAAAAAATAAACCAGGTTCAAATAAACCAGTAGGTGTAATACAGTATAATCGACTTGGTGCAGCCCATCTAGAACGTCCTCTCATTCTAAAACGTGCAGTTTCATCTTTAACACTAAAAAACTCTCTAATGCTATCTAAATTATCCGAAACTAGTCTTATTTTTTCTTTAGCTAACTTAAATTCCATTATAGTTGTTCCATTTTCATAATATCAATAATGTTTTTAATATCAAAACCAACAGCACTAAAAACCTTCTCTGTCTTTTCTAAAAATTCTACAATAAGTTTTTCTTCATCAACCTTTTGCTGTATTTCCTTTACCTTATCATGGTTTACACTAGCTTTTTCAGCTACAGGTAATGCTACTTTAACAGGACTTTCTTCAACAATCTTCATTGTTATTTCTTTTTTTATCCTATTGCGTTCCTTTTCTAAATTTATTAAATTTTTCTTATGTCTTATTAGCTTTGACACCCAGTAATGCTTTCTAGCAGGTGTTCTCATCGATGAATCTTTAAGATTGAACTCGTTTATTTGTAAATCTTTTTCTATTTCATCTATATATTGGTCTAATATATCCACATTTTAATTATAAATACTATTATGAAGAAAACAACTTTGTTTGAAAAAGCTTTTAAAAAAACTTTAGAAAAAAAGAAAAAAGGACAGGAAGAAGATGAAAATACTGTTGGTGGTGGTGCTTTAGGACCAACAGCTGCAGCAGGTTATGGTACAACAGTTACTGGTACTCCAGGTACCGATGCATATGCACCGGGAGATTATAGAATACCAAAAGCTTTAGGAGCAATTCAAACTAGAAATGGTGCTATAAAGAGAAAACGTAGAAAAAGGAAAAATAAAAAGTAAATATCTAGATGGACACAGGACATTGGAAAGTATACCAAGCAGTTCCAGAAGATGCTTTTGGTTTTATTTACGAAATCGTTAATACTTTAAACGGTAAAAAGTATATTGGTAAAAAACAAATGGTCAAACGTATTAAAAGGTTACCTTTAAAGGGTAAAAAGCGTAAACGTATTGATTTTGTTGAAAGTGATTGGAAATATTACACAGGCTCTAGCGATAAGCTTAATATAGATATAGCTTCATTAGGTAAAGAAAAATTTGTATTTAAAATTATTAGATTTTGTGAAAATAAATTTGAATTATCATATTTTGAAGCAAAATATCAATTTGATAACGATGTTTTATTGAAAGAAGACTATTATAATGGTATTATTAACTGTAGAATAGGTAAACCACCGCAAAAACTACTGGAACAGTACTATAATAAAGATAATGATGCCTGATTTAAACATAGATAACTATGATTTAAAAATAATTGACTTAAATGAACTGTTCGTAAAGGATATTCAAATACAAATTATCGATAATCTGTATAATTATAACCTTTTAGATAGAAGTATAAACAATTTACATGTTAAAAAGTTCTTTTTTCACTATTTGATACATAATATTTGTGAAAAAGTCTTAGAAAACAAAGGTAAATCGATAATTTACTTTAATAACACACAACTAGAAGAAAGTACTATTAACAAATACTATTCAGAAACTGAAATATTAACATTATTATCTAATATTTTACGTAGAATTGAAAAATTATTACCTGTAAAAATTTATATAAGTAAATATTCTATTGAATATCTTAGTCATTTATTAGAAAAAAATGACGGGAAAGCGCAAACTACCGTAAATTCGATGATAAGTAAAATAAACAAAGTAGATATTAGTAGGTATACATTTTCTGAAGTTAAGAAATTTACAAAACGTTATGAATTAACGTTTTTAAATAAAGATTACTTTAATCGTCTTTCTACAAAACTGCTTTTAATACGATAAATAATAATATGGATCGATTTACTCAATTAGCTAGTAATATACTGAAAGAAAATATTTCAGTGCAGGAAGAAGATAATGAATTAATGGCACAGATGCAAAGTGGCCGATCATTTGGAGATTTTTTAAGAAGTCTTACAGGTAAAACAATAAAAGATGTACTAGATTCTGCAAGTTATTCAAGGTTATATGCAGGTAACAAATATGGTATAACACCGGCAGCTCACGATATATCTAATCCAGAAGTTCTTTTAAGCAAGTTTTTAACTAAACTAGGCAATTTCGTTAATAAAGATGTAATAAAATATCGTCCAAGATTAGCTGAAACAGAAGAGTTCAAGAAAAAGCATAATTATGATGAATATCTAGAACAAGAAAAAGAACGCAGACAGCTATTTAGGGATATTATAAAAGCAAAAGAAGGACCTGAAAAAGATGCACTTCGACAAAAGAAAAATGCTTTTCGTAATACAAGTGAGTATGCTGAAGCAATGAGGTTGCAGAATAAAAAGGAAGATGCTGCTGTAGAAAAATTTCACAATACACCTATTGAACAAGGTGAGTTAGTAAATGATGGTAGTCAAGAATTCAAAGATCTTGAAAAAATGTATAATCAAATTCAAGGTATGAGAAAAGGAGCTGAAATTGAAGATCAAGAAAATTTTCTAACACCTGAGCAAGAAAAAGCAGTAGAAATTGCACAAAAATTAGCAACAGACCCTAAAAAAAGAGGTCTTTTCGGAAAAGATCCTCAAAAAGAAATTAATAAAGCTTATGGCGATGTTATGAAAAAAATTGCTACAAAAATAAAAGAAATAGAAATCTAATGAAAAAATTCCTTAAAACATTAAACACAATACTTGAACAAGATGAAGAGTTACCACCTGCAGATGTTCCAGCAGCTCCAGAACCAACTGAAGAGCTAACACCTGAACCGGAAGTAGAAACTTTATCACCAGAATCAGAAGTTTTATTAGTAAGATTAATTAAAAAAGCTTTAGTAACTGAAATAGACCCTAATGATGTTGATTCAATAAGTGCATTAGGTGATATTAATGAGAAAAATGCTAAAGAATCATTAAAAATGTTAATTAATATAATGAAAAAATATTCTGCAGATATAGATATTGAATCATGAGTTGGAAATCATTAGAACAAGTTTATTTACAAGAAGCTGCTTCAAAAAGAGTTGTTAAATTACCTCGTCAACGAATAATTGGTGAAAAGGTTTCTATATACGCTAAAGAAAAAGATCAAACTGAATATGTTGGTGATGTAAGTAAAGAATATTATGATGAAATTCTTAAGAAAAAAGTTGAATTAGGATCTGAAGCTAATGTTAATTTACGTAAAGAAGTAGAAGAACGTTTAGAGAAATGTAATGGTAATATAGATAATAATGTAGAAATATGGCAAAATTACATGATTGAGGGTAATTTTGACATGTCAGATGATAATTTTGATAGTAGTGAAGATTATTTACTTTCTTTAATTTCACAAAGTAAACCATTTTATCTATCAGATTTTGTCAAAACGAACTGGCCTACAGCAGATGTTGTTAATAAATTTTATGAATCTGCTTTTTTAAGTATACCAAAAACACCAGTCTTTGGAAGACCTGGAGCAGGTGAGTTATATTTAGCATATTTTGCAAATGGTGAAAAACCTAAAAAAGGTGATTTAAACGTTGATGGTGTAGATATTGAACTCAAAGGACCGGGAGGACGTTTATTTAAAACAAAGAAAATAAAAGATGATTTTAGTGATCTACAAAAAGATTATGAAACTCAAGATCAAGTATTAGAAGGTATTGCCAATTTTATTACTAAAATTTCTGAAACTACACAATATAAATCAATGGTTTTAGAATTAGTAAAAATGTTTAAAGATTCCATGCTAAAGGAATATAGCTATTTTAAAGAGCGTGGTAGATTAAGACCTGGAAATGAATTCACTTATATCGGTGGTTTAGCTCAATTATATGGTTATAAACAATTGCAAGGATTTGATGTTTTTATGTCATTTTCCGTACAAAAAGATGGTAGAATACTTTTTAAACCTGTAGATATGAGAAATATTAGTAATTTAGTAGAATTACACAATCTAATTAGTAAAGATACATTTTATAAATTTAGTATTAATAGAGACGGGGCTGGTTGGTCCTTAGATAGAACACATTTGAAATGAGAACATTTAAACAACACTATAATATTTTAAATGAAGGGGGTGCAGCAGGTCACATGGCTCATCCGTTTGATTTACCATCAACTAAAACTGGTAATGATCTAATTAACTTTTTTAAAAAATCAGTTAGTTCAATAACAAAAAACCCACCTTCAGTTAAAATTGACGGTGTTAATGCAAGTTTTAGACTAATTGATACTGAAGAAGGTAAAGAGTTTGCATTAGATAGAGGCTCTATGAAACCTCTTGACCTACAAGGTATTACTATTGATAAGCTCATAGATAGATTTGGTGAAGGACATGGCATGGTAAATGCGGGTCAAAAGTTGTTATCTATTATGAATGAAGCTATTCCAGATATTGAACCTGAATTAAAGAAGTTAGGTTTGTGGGAGAATGCTAATAGATTTTTTAATACAGAATTCGTTGAAGGTCAAACAAATGTATTACAATATGATAATGATTTCTTAGCTATTCATGGTATAAATGAGTTTTTTCAAGCAACACCACGTAGAAGAGCAAGTAAAGAGGTAGATTATAACCCTAAAGTGCTTCAATCATTAATTGAAAAACTTAATAAATTTGCAGAGCCTTACGGTTTTAAAGTATATGGTAGTGTACCAGCGGAATTAACAAAAAATCCTAACTTTGATCACGTTTTAAATAAGAATTTCAATGTTATTATTGGTAATGAAAAGATTTCCAAACCTTTAATACGGTTTTTAGCTGATGCAAAAAACCCATTCGGTGATATGATTACATTACAGGATGGTAAAAAGGTAGGTGCATTGAGTAAATTTGTTTATATGCAGATTCTTAACGGCGTACCTGTTGATACCTTTGTAAAAGATGAAAGTGATTACCAAAAAGCTATAGATGGTGCAGTTATATACCATGCTACTAGGTTATTAGGTGATGAACTATTAACTACACTTACATCACCTATGGGAGACGTTAAATATCATGAAGGAATCGTTATAAGAGATCCAAAATTTCATGATAGACCGGTGAAAGTTACGGGTGAATTTATTGTAGGTGGCATGGCATCTAAATTTAGAAGTGAAGATAATGAAATAGCTCCTTATTACGGTAATTACATTAATAATCCACCAGTTTTTAACCAAGGAGAAGGTACGAGGCTACAAAAACGTCTTTCAACTTTCGGTGAAATGTATAAAATGTTAAATGAATTCGAAGATGTAAAGAATTTTAAAACAGTTGTTATTTACTCTGGTAGATTTCACCCATTTCATAAAGGACATGCTTCTGTTTATAACAAACTTAAAGAAAAATTTCCTTATGCTGATGTTTATATTGCAACATCTGAAAAAACAAATCCAGAAAAGTCACCTTTTGATTTCGATGAAAAATTAAAAATGATTCAAAGTGCTGGCATCGATCCACAATTTGTTGAAAAGGTAAAAAACCCTTATATGGCAAGAGAAATTACAAGTAAGTATAAACCTGATGAAACTAAAGTAATTTATGCTGTATCAGAAAAAGATATGGAAGGTCCTACTGCTAGATTTAAATTTGGTAAAAAGAAAGACGGTTCACCAAGTTATTTTCAACCGTTTAATAGTGTAGGAGAATCTGAATTTGCTTCAAAACACGGCTATATAACAACATTACCTACAGTTGATTTTAGTGTTTCAGGTAAAGACGTTCGAAGTGCATCAGAAATAAGAGAATTATATAAAAATTCTGATGAAAAAACCCGCAGAGATCTTATTCAAGATTTATACGGGTCGATGGATGAAGAAGTTAAAAGAATCTTTGATAATAAGTTAGTTTAAGCTCCTGCAAAACCTGTATTTTTAGCAGTTTGTGTACCATCAAACTCATCTACTTCTATTTTATCTTCATCGGTATCTTCTTCATCTTCGACATTAGCTTCCATTGATTCATAATCTAAGTAATGGAATACAGATGACAGATAATCTGCTGCTTTAGTAATTTTTGAAGCTGTCCAACCTTCTAAGCTATCTAAGTTACCGATCATATCAAATAATTTAGCAGAATATTCATTTGCTTTAAGTAACTCAGCTCTTGCCATATCTAATTCACCATCATAATCATCATCATGTCCATTACAACTATCACAACCACAACCTTCTTCTTTTTCACCGGCTTGTATATAAACCATCTCATCTTCAGTTGGTGGTTCAGTTTTCTTTCTTAACGGTTTTGTTTCTCCTATTGATGTTACTCTTATCATTTTTGGAGTTGACGGTCCGAGTCCTAAATCCTCAGTTAAACTATTTATTTTTTGTCTATCCTGTTTATATTTTTGTATATTATCTCGAATCTGTGGATGTGAATCAACAAAGGAAATTATTTTATTTACAGCAACATCTCCATTTTTTTTAATATAGTTATAAAGTTTATGATTAGGTAATGTTGTTAAAGTATTTTGTACACCAGCAGTGGTACCGATATTTTGTTTTAATATATTAAGTATAACGTTTTTATTACTGTTAGCTCTTGAAATATCATATAAAGTCTTTGAATCAATTTTCGATAACAACTCAAATATTTCCTCATCGTTATTTGTCGAAAATAGCCCTTCATTTACCGTTTTATATTGTTCAAAAATTAAGTTAGATTCATTATCCATACAATTATTTATTAAATAATTACATGAACTTCGATAAATTATATATCTCTTTAATGGAAGCATATGAAGAAGATGCTGAATATAGAGGTAGAAAAGTTAAACTTAACAAACCTATGAGAGGTGATGTAAAGAAGTTTAAGGTTTATGTAAAGGATCCTAAGACTGGTAATGTTAAGAAAGTAAACTTTGGACATGGTGGTACATCTGCTAAAAGACGCGGGGAAAAAACAATGAAAATTCGTAAAAGTAATCCAAAAGCTCGTAAATCTTTTAGAGCTAGACATAATTGTGATAATCCAGGTCCTAAAACAAAAGCAAGATATTGGTCTTGCAGAAAATGGTAAGTTATGAGTATTAAAACAGATGTAAGAACACCAGAAGTTACTCTCAACTATATGAAATATGTTGAGATTGAAAATGATTCTCGTTACCCTGCTGTTACAGGTGGTGTCGGTCAAGGTATTTTCAATAAATCAGCTATTTTAGTACAACCAATTGACCCTTTTAATACCGGGATTGGTAGTGGCACAGGTCAACAAGATTATATAGAAAAATTCGGTGCTAATTTATCTGTTGGATCTGATTTAGAAACTATATGGGAGCCAGGTGGTATATATGAATATCTAACTACAGCGTCGGTAGTGTCAGCTGTAAGTGATGAATCTGCAGATACAGCTCCTAGCGGTGATGGAGCTAGAACTATTGAATTGCAAGGATTAGATTCTAATTATAATACAATTACTGAAATTATTTCAACCGGAGGTACCGGGGGTGGTACGCCTTCAACACAACAATTTTTAAGAATATTTAGAGCTCTTGTTAAAACAGCTGGTTCCACTGGTACGAATGAAGGTAATATTCTTGTAAAAGCTGGCTCAACTACAGTAATATCGATAGGCACTCACGGTACAGGATCAAATAAAGAAGGATTTGGTCAATCACAAACAAGTGTATATACTATACCAGCTGGTAAAACTGGTTATTTAACTCAATGGTCAGTAGGTTCTAGTGTTTATAATTCAGCTGTACAAGCATATTTTAAAGTATCTGAAGTTAATGATGGCCCAATTTTAAGAACAAAAGATGTAATGTTTCTTAATAATTTTTCAATAAAAGATTATAAAGTACCTTTAGAAATACCAGAAAAATCTGATGTTGAAGTTAGAGCATATGATACTGCAACCGGGGTACCAGTATCAACTACTTATAACATAATTTTAGTAGATAATATATAAATAATATTATGCCTTATAAACATAGAAAAGTTGGAAATAAATACTGCGTATATAAAAAAGATAGCGGCAAAAAAGTTGGATGTACTGATGGTACTAAAGAAGCTTTAAGAAAATATTTAGCTGCTTTACATATTGCAGAAGATGAAGTAGAAGTTAAAATGGAATCATTTAAGTTCTTTTTTGAAAATAAAGATGCCGATATAGAGGATCTTAAAAAGTTGATTATAGCAGCAACAAAAACTACATCAGATCCACGTTTTAAAGAATATGGTGGTAGAGATAATTATATTAAAATGCTTAAAAAGAAGCTTGCTAGGTTAGAAGCTGATATAGAATACTTGAACCCTGAAGAAATTGAAAAATTTGCTTATAATCTAGGATACGAAAATATTGAAAGTAGTGATATGCCAAAGCAGTTCGACTATGACGGTAAGAGATACTATATAAAAGATGAAGGAGATAATTGGGAGATTTGGGCCAATGCGTGGAATGAAGGTGAAAAAGATAGTCGAGCTGACGATTACTCAAATAGAGCAGATTATTATAGAGAACTTGAAATTTACGGTGAAGATGAACAATCTAAAATAAGAAAAGGTGGAGCTGGTAAAGCATTCTATACTGGTACACGAGTTGAAAAAGATAAAAAGAAAGAAAAATCAAAAAAACGAGCTCGTGGTAAGGTAAGAGATGAAGATGCTCAAGACCGTTGTAAGAGAAAAGCTGACCAAGTTTACGGTAAGAAAACATC